TGACAATAGAGTCAAATACATTAACAGTTGGCGATAATATTATTGTTCTTAACAATGATGTTACAGGAACACCATCTCAAGATGCTGGGATAGAGATTGAAAGAGGAAGTTCAGACAATGCTCTAATAGGTTGGAAAGAAGATGGAGATATATTTGAGTTTAAGGTTGGTTCATCTGCTGGTAGTATAGGAACAGTTGCAAATATAACAGCAAGTGGCAATCTAAGTGTTGATGGAGTTTCTAATCTTGATAACACAGATGTTGATGGAACATTAGTTGTAGATGGTTCTAATATATCCCTAGACAGTACAAGCACATTCAACATTGATTGTTCTAATACATCTAATGGCATAACAATAGGAACTGCAACATCTGGTGTACCAATATCAATAGGACATGGAACTTCAGAGACAACTATCAATGACAATGCTACAGTAAGTGGTACTTTAGCAGTTACTGGCTCTATAACTGGCTCAAGCACAGTACAAGGAACAACAATCACAGCAACAACTGCATTTGTTCCAGATGCTTCTGATGGTGCAAGTTTAGGAACAGCAAGTTTAGAATTTTCTGATTTATTCCTAGCAGATGGTGCTGTTATTAAATTTGGTGATGACCAAGATGTAACATTAACCCATGTTGCTGATACTGGATTATTAATAAATGGTTCAAGTCAGTTACAATTTAGTGATGCAAGTCAAAATATTACAGCACCAAATAATACAACATTAGATATTAATGCCACAGATGAAGTAGAAATAAATGCAACTCTGATTGATATTAATGGTAATGGAGATGTATCTGGTACTTTAGCTGTAGGTTCTAATGCTACAATCACAGGAACTTTGAGTTGTGCTGGTTTTACATCAACTGGGATAGATGATAATTGTACTGGCGAAAGATTACAGTTAGCAGATAGCACAATAGAAATTATGGCATCTGGGGTTACACTCTCTGGATTTTCTAGTGGCACAAGCACATTAGATAAGTTTGTTATTGATGGAGGTACATTCTAATGGCAAATACTGTACAGCATAAAAGAAACACATCATCTGGACAAGCACCAAGTGCAAGTGATTTATCTGCTGGAGAGATAGCTATTAACACAGCAGATGCAAAGTTATTTATAAAAGACTCAAGCAATAATATTGTTGAGGTTTTAAATGGAGCAGATAATGAAGCTAATGCCCTTGCTTTAGCGATTGCTCTTGGCTAATAGGGAGATAACATGGCTAATACTTTTAAACTCAAGACAAAAGCTGGAGTTACATCCCTTGCAACTGTCTATACAGTTCCATCAAATACAACAGCCTTAATAATCGGTGGTTATGTTGGAAACACAACAACATCTGGAATAAGTGCTACAGTAACAGTTTCTTCTGATACATCTGATACAGAAACAAATGCAGATGTGGAAATAATAACAAATGCACCAATACCAGTAGGTGGCACAATACAACCTTTTGGTTCTGGTAAACAAGTTTTACAAACAACAGATATTGTAAAAGTTTCAGCAACTGGTGCTGTTGATGTAAGCCTATCTATATTGGAGATTACACCTTGACTTATATTGGTTTATCTCCACCTAACACATTTACTAAATCAACAAGCCAAACATTTACTGGCAATGGTAGTACAACTGCTTTTACATTGCAGACAAGAGTTGCATCACCAGAAGATTTAGAAGTTTTTGTATCTAATGTTCAACAGCAACCCACAGAAAGCTATACAATAGGCTCTGATGGGGTAACAATGACGTTTTCAGAAGCACCACCTAGTGGAACTTTCTATGTCATATACAGAACAGTAGCACAACAATCTGGTACGGACACAGGAGCTTCTAGGCTCATTGGAGATAATACCTTTATTGGTAATCAAACTATTGTATCAACAGATGCTGGTGCAAGTGCTGAACCAACTTTGACTTTATATAGAAATTCAGCAAGTCCAGTTGATGCTGATGTTACAGGAAGTATAGATTTTAAAGGTAGAAATGATAACTCTCAAGATGTTGTATATTCTCAAATATTATCACGAATAAATGATGCTACAGATAATAGTGAAGATGGTCGTATAGAACTTAAAGTAAAGCAAAATGGTACACTAGGAAGTCGTATGATAGTTTCTGGTAATGGTAATACTCTTTTTTCTAATAAAAATGTAGTTTTAAATACTGGAGTAGATTTAGTTTTTGAAGGTGCTACTGGTGATGCAAATGAAACAACATTAACTGCAACAGACCCAACAGCAGATAGAACTATAACATTGCCAAATGCAACTGGAACTGTAGCTTTACAAAATGCTTCCATAGATATGAATGGCACAGAGTTAATATTAGATGCAGATGCCGATACATCTATTACTGCCGATACAGATGACCAAATAGATTTTAAAGCTGGAAATATTATAAGAGCATCAGTGAACACAACTGGATTACAAATAGGTGGCACAGCCTATTTCGCTTCACCAACATTAACTTTTTTTGACCCAGATAGTGGTGTTGGTGCTGGTGTTATTGGTGGAAGAATAAATTTTCATACCAGTGATGGAACTGCTTCTGGTGTTTCAGCAAAAATACAAGCAAAATATGAAGATTCCAATGGTAATACGTCCCTTTGTTTTGAAACTGGTGGTGGTTCTAGCTCTACTGAAAAAATGAAACTCACTTCTACTGGTGAATTGCAAGTTAATGGAGATATAAATACAAATATACAAGTGACAAATTCAAAAGATGGTTCTGCAACTGGCTTAATCAGAGTAGATGCTGATGCTTCTAATTATACTGGTTCTACGAGAGCATTTGTTGCAGATTTTACTGGCACTGCACATAGTTCAGCACAAATAGGTTTTCAATTAGAAGGAAGTGCTGGTGTTAAAGGTTCAATAGTAAGCACAGGTAATACTACTTGCAGTTATGTTACATCTTCTGATGAAAGATTAAAAACAGATATTGAAGATTTAACAGATGGTTTAGCAACTATAAACAAAATAAAACCGAGAAAATTCAAATGGATTTCTGAAGGTGAAGATGCAAAACATGACCATGGATTTGTTGCCCAAGAATTACATGAAGATTATGATTGTAGAGCAGTTATTGTTGGTGGAGATGACCCACTAACAGACCCATGGTCAGTAGATGCAAGTAAATTAGTTCCTATGTTAGTTAAAGCATTACAAGAAGCTGATGCAAAGACTGAAGCACTTACATTAAGAGTAAAATCATTAGAGGAAGCATAATGGCATTATCAAAAATTAACACAAATCAAATAGTTGATGGAGCAGTAGCTACAGCCGATATTGCTGATGGGTTAATTACAACAGCCAAACTTGCAGACGGAGCAGTAACAACAGCAAAGATAACAGATGATGCTGTTACTACTGCCAAAGTAAATCCAACACAAACAGATATAACTTCTGTTGGCACATTAACTTCAGCTACAGTTAGTGGAGATTTAACTGTAGATACTTCCACACTAAAAGTTGATAGCAGTAATAATAGAGTAGGTATTGGTGAAACAAGTCCATCTGCTCCATTACACATGGAAACTGGTACTACTACAGACATTATGAGATTTGGTGCTAATGGCAGATGGGGATTTCAAAGAGCAAATAGTGATAGCCGATATCTTTCTTTAAGTAGAGCTATGAATGGTACTGCTTCTTCTGTTTTAGCAGTTGATGGCGATAATGGTAGAGTTGGAATAGGAACTACAACTCCTTCTGATAAACTACACATTAAAGGAGGGTTTTTACAATTAGAAAGTAATGCTGGTGATGCTTCTTACGTTAGAATAGATAATGATGCTAATAGTGGTGGTAAGATTTGGAGAGTTGGAGATGGAGTTTCTGCACACGGAACTTTCAGTATCTATAACCAAACAGATAATACCTTTCCATTTAATATAAGTCTTGATGGTGTAACTGGTGGCTCTGCAAATGCTGGTGTTGCAAGATATAGAAATCACTCAAGTTTGACATTGGGATATGGTTCAACAGTCCAATTTACAGTTGGTCAAGGTTTAATAAATGTAAGTAATAGAAGCTATGGATTTGGTGCTTTGTTTATGGTGTCTTATGCTTCTCAAGTTGCTGAAGTAAGTGACCCATCTGGTGCATTTGATATAGGAACTGGTGGTACTATTCTTGGTGCTGGAGTTTATAAAAGTAATAACAATTATACAGCATTTGTAATAAATAAAGACCCAAATCTAGGTACAAGAGGATTTTCCATTCAAGTAATAAGTAATGATTTTTAGGAGCAAATTATGGCATTAAAAATATCCATAGATAAATTTGAAAATATGAGGGTTGGAGAAGATGGTTTACCTAATCCAAGTGGAGTAGAAAAAAAGTTAGTAGGTTTTGCAGTAATGAATGAACACAATGCACTTCTTATTATTGATAAATATGTAGAACTATCAGATAGCAAAACATCTGATGATTACACTAAAGAAGCTTATGATATGGCTAAAAAAGAAATTGATGATTGGGCATTTAATATAACTAACGAAGGTAAAATATTTAATCCAGATACTGGAAAGATTGAGTAATGTACATAGGTTCTAGTCCAAATTTTGGTGCATTAGATAGCCAAACAATTACAAGTGCAAATGGCTCAACTGCAACATTTACACTTAATCAATTTGTTCCAGATAGCGATAGCATTATTGTTACTGTTGGAAATGTGGTGCAAGAACCTACAGAAGCCTATACTGCAAGTGGCAACTCAATAACATTTACAGAGAATGTTCCAAATGGCGATACCATTGTTATTAGATATTTAGGTCGCTCAGTTGATGTTTATACTGGATATAAAAGAGTACAAAGATTTAAATTTGTAGCTACAAATGGACAACAGACATTTACAGGAGCAGATGCCAATTCAAGGACATTAGAATACACAGCACAGGATATAGATGTATTTTACAATGGAGTTAGATTAGATGAGTCAGAATTTACTGCTACAAATGGTAGTAGTGTAATATTAGGCACAGGAGCAACGACAAATGCAGAGTTAGTCATTCTTGCATATAAAGTAGTACAATTAGCAGATGTTGTACCAGCAAGTTCTGGAGGAACATTTACAGGCAATGTTGTTTTTAGTGGTAATGCAACTGTCAATGGTAATTTAACTGCATCTGGAACAACCACATTAGTCGATACAACAAACACAGTAATCAAAGATAATTTATTAGGGTTAAATCATGGAGCAACATCAAACTCTAATGATGCTGGAATAATTGTTGAAAGAGGTTCTACTGGCAACGATGCATTACTTATATGGGATGAGTCTGCTGACAAGTGGGCATTAGGCACAACGACATCAAATGCTAGTAGCACTGGTAATCTGAATATGACAACTGGAACATTGGTTGCAAATTTAGAAGGTACAATTCAAACAGCATCACAGACAAATATAACAACAGTTGGTACATTAACTTCTGCTACAGTTAGTGGTGATTTAACAGTAGATACAAACACATTAAAAGTTGATAGTACAAACAATAAAGTTCTTATAGGTACAACCTCAGAATCAAACACAACTGGACTAGGTGTTGTAAAAGCTGGTGGAGCAAATTTTATAGCAAGATTTCAAAACACAACTTCTGGTACTCCTTTTGGTGTTTCAATAGCAGAGCCATCAAGTGCTGGTGCTGGTTATCCTTTATTAAATATTGCAAATCACGATGGGTCTGTAACAAGATTTAGAGTTGATAGTAGCACTGGTCATATAGGAATTGGTAGACCACCAACTGCAAACGATACAGTACATATTTTAGATTCACAGCCTATTATTAAATTAGAAGAAAACTCTAGTGGTGGTTCTAAAATGATACAAATAGGTGTAAAATCTAATGGCACACCTTTTTTAGAAGCACCTCAATCTGGTGGTATAATTGATATTTTTCTTACTGGAAGTCATACTGGAAGATTTCATTCTGGTGGTATTATTGGACAAAATTCAGATAGTGCTAGTGTTGCTCAACTAACTGCAAAAGCACTTGGAACATCAAATTCTTCTAGTCAAAGTTTAATTTTAGAACATTCAACAAATCATTTTGATGGTACATCAAGTTTTATAATAGGTAGATTTTCTTCTTTTAATAGATTTTTAGTTTTTTCAAATGGCTCAACATTTAATGCTTCAAATACCTATGGAAATATATCTGATGAAAGATTAAAGACAGATATAGTCGATGCTAAAAGCCAGTGGGATGATTTAAAAAATTTAAAAGTAAGAAATTTTAAAAAATACGATACTGGTGATTTAGTTCAACTAGGTGTTGTTGCACAAGAAGTAGAAAAAGTAAGTCCAAGTTTAATACAAGAAGTTGCTCCATCTGTTGCTGATGTAGAACATAATTCTGATTTTGGAAGTGTTTACAAAGATGGTGATGATATTCCAGAAGGTAAAAAGATTGGTGATGTGAACGAAAAAGAAAAAGTAAAAGCTATTAAATATTCTGTTCTTTATATGAAAGCTATAAAAGCATTACAGGAAGCAATGGAACGAATAGAAACATTAGAAGATAAAGTTAAAGCATTGGAGAAAGCATAGTGGGTAATACAAGAAATCTAGGCGATTTATTAAATGCAGATAGTACAATAGCAACAGCAGATGTTGCAGATGGTGGGATAACTACTGCTAAATTAGCTGATGATGCAGTTACTGGAGCAAAGATAGAAAACAATCCAACCATAGCTGGTAATTTAACTGTAAGTGGTGGATTTATTCCTTCTACAGCATATTCAAATCGTAACATGATTACAAATGGTGATATGTCGGTTGCACAAAGAGGTACAAGTTCTACAGGACAATCATCATCTGGTATTAAATGTGTTGACCAATTTCATTATTTACATAATGGAGGTGGAACTTCTGATATATCACAAAGTTCAACAGCACCAAATGAATTTAAAAATAGTTTAAAAGTTGAATGTAATTCTACTGATGGCTCTTTAGATGCTGGTGATTTTGTAGGTATAAGACACCATATTGAAGCACAAAACTGTCAAAGACTATCGTTTGGTACATCAAGTGCAAAATCTATCACAATATCTTTTCATGTACGTTCCAAACAAACAGGAACATACGCATTAAACTTATTTTTAGATGATGACGTAGTACATTTTACAAAAACTTACACAATTAGTTCTGCTGATACTTTTGAAAAGAAGACAATTACTTTTCCAGCAAATACATCAGCAGTAGTAGAAGATGATACTGGTAAGGGTATAGAATTTACATGGTGGTTAAGAGCTGGAAGCACTTTTACAAGTGGTAGTGCAATGACTGGTTACGAAGGATATTCTAATGGTGATGTTGCAGTAGGACACGCAGTAGATTTTTTAGATAATTCTGCAAATGAGTTTTACTTGACAGGAGTGCAAGTAGAAATAGGAGATGTTGCTACACCTTTTGAATATATTCCTTTTGCAGATAATTTAGCTAGATGTCAAAGGTATTATTATAAACCAGCTAGTACAAATAATGTTATGGGAAGATTAAATTCTCCAGCTGGTAATTTAAATGATTTTACTGGTTCAATTAATTATCCTGTAACTATGAGAGCTACTCCAACTATTACAGTTACTAACTCTGTTGAAGCTGGAACAGGAGATACTCTTGGAGGTGTAACTTCTACAGCATCTAATATTTGGGGTATAGAATTTATTAGAACAGCAAATGATAGTAACGCTGGTAGAGCATCATTAGATGTAAGAGGAGAAGCAAGTGCAGAACTGGCTTAATATAACATCAGCCAAATATGGCAAAGGACAAGACGATAAGAACTCGTGCATTAAAGCTACAATAGATGGTGTTGAAATGTTTGTTCCATTAGACGAAGGCAACACACACTATGCTGAAATCAAACGACAAGTTGATGCTGGAGAACTAACAATAGAGGAAGCTGATTAATGGCACTATCTAAAATAACAACTGCAAGTTTATCTGATAATGCTGTAACGACAGCCAAGATTACAGATGCCAACATTACTACAGCAAAGGTTGCTGATGATGCAGTAACGAATGCAAAGATAGGTGCTGGAGCAGTAACAAACACAGAGGTTAATGCAAGTGCATCAATATCACAAAGTAAACTAGGTGCATTGGCACTAGCTAATATGCCTAGTGGTTCAGTATTGCAAATTCAACACGCACATTCAAATCTACAAATGCTTTATAATGCTAGTGCTAATGCTTGGACTAATATCAATGGACTAACTGTTAATATTACTCCTACAGCAACAAGTAACAAGATATTTGTTACTGGTTATGTGCAATATGGACAAGGTTCAAATCCTAATGGTGGGTTTAGACTTTATAGAGAAGAAACAAGTGGTGGTGGTAATAGTGCTGTTATTGGTGCAGTTGATGATGGCGATAGTAATTTTATAAGAGATGATGGTTTTTGGAATAGTGATGAGTATTTTAGTGGTGATAGTGTTCATACCTTGCCTGCACCAATATCTTTTAGTTATGTGGATACTTCACCTTCAACAAATCAACTTACTTATAAAATTCAACAAGGCTCTAGTGCTAATAGTTCCATTCAATATATTAACCACCCATCACAAGGCACTGCTAGTGGAAGAGGAACACATAGTATAACAGTTATGGAGATAAAAGCCTAATGTCAGAACCAACAAAAGAAACAAAAAATAAATTTGTAGAAGCATTACAAAATTTAAATATAAATAGTTGGTGTGTTAATGGTTCTACACCAACAAATGAAACAGAATTTTTAGAAAGATTTAATAAAATTACTGGGGTTGATAAAAGTGATACTTCTATTTTAAGTAATGACCCAAAAGACTTTGGTATTACTTGGACACAAATAAAAACCGAAATGGATAAACTGTAAGGAGTAAAAATGGAAAATCAAAAGATAGACCAAAAAGTACATCAAGCGATTGTACAAGAAATAGTAGAACAAAGAGATAGAGCCATGAATGATGCAATACAAAAAGGTGCAGATTTAAGATTAGCAAATATGTTAATAAAAGAATTACAAGAAAAACTAGAAAAATTAGAAAAATCTGATAATTTTAACGTAGCTGAAATCGGAGATACAAAAAGGAAAAAATAATGGCTGGGATAAGTGTAGTTACAGAAGCAAATGATGATGCTGTATCTTTTTCAGAAACAGTAGAGTATTTAAGATTAGATGAACAAGTAGATACAAGAGTTATCAAAAATCTTATTCTGGCATCTACAAATTTTGTAGAAAACTACACAGGCAGAGCATTAATCAATAGAACATTAAAGATGAGTATTGATAGCATAGACGAATATGATATACCATTGCATGAAGGATTAAGGACAGGTCCAGACCTAACTTTAAGAAAAAGATATATTGAATTACCAAGACCACCAGTAGTTTCAGTTTCTAGTGTTAAATATTATGACGATAGCGATACAGAAAGCACCTTTGCATCATCAAAGTATTATGTTGATACAGTAAGAGAACCAGCAAGGATAATTTTAAGAACAGGAGAGACATTTCCAACTGCTCTAAGGGTAGGAAATGCTGTTGAGGTTACATATATAGCTGGATATGGTGCAACTGGTGCTAGTGTTCCAGAAGCCTTGCGACTAGCTATGTTGCAATATATTACATTCAATTATGAGCATAGAGGTGAGCTTGAAACTGGAAATCCAAGATTACCACAATCATTAAAAAATTTACTAAATCCATTTAGGCTTGTACAATTTTCAAATTCATACTTTGGAGCTAGTGGTAGATATAGATGACTATAGGCAAAATGAACAGAAGATTGTTCTTTCAAACACAAAGCAGAACATCTGATGGGGGTGGTTCACAAGCTGTTAGTTTTAGCGATAGTTTTCAAACATTTGGACAGATTATTCCAAAAACTGGCTCAGAGAAACTATTTGGAGACCAGTTAGAAGAAAACATAACTCATATAATAAAGATTAGATATAGAACTGACGTAAGCCATAAGAATAGAATACAATTTAGACCAGACAGTAATACAACAAGAACATTCAACATTAAAAGAGTTTTAAATGTTAACGATAGAAATAAATATCTTAATATTCAATGTGTTGAAGGAGTAGCGACATAATGACTAAAGTTAATGTTAAGGTAATTTCTAAAAATCCAAAATACAAACAGTATGAAAATAAAGTGCAAAGAAAATTTAAAGAAGCTGTTGATAGGTCAGTTTATGATGTTTTAAATACAGTAATAGAAGGCATAAGTGCTGGTGGACAGGGCGAAGTTTATGAAAAGTACAACCCCAGAAGAACACATACAGCCAGTGCTGATGGTGCATATCCAGCAACCGATACAGGATATTTAAAAAGTCATATTAGAACAAAGATTTATTCTGATGGAATGGGTGGTGAGATTCAAAGCAATGCAGAGTATTCTAGTTTTTTAGAATTTGGAACATCAACAATGAGTGCAAGACCATTTATGCAACCATCATTGGAGCAAAATAGAAATAAAATTAAGGCAAGGTTTAGGAATATAAAATAATGTCATTACATGGTTTTGCATTACAGCAATCAGTTTTTACTACAATTACTGGTGGTACTTTGACAGATGTTTCTGGCACAAGTATTACAAGCAAAGTATTTGATGATGTTCCAGAGGGAACTGCTTATCCTTATGTAGTTATTGGCGAAGAAACAGCCATTCCAATGGGTGCAAAAGATGTAGATGCACATGAACACACTTTAACCATTCATGTATGGTCACAGTATAGAGGTAGAAAAGAAATAAAAAATATTATGTCTCAAATCTATACTTTATTACATAATGTTGCTATAAGTGTTACAGGAGCAAGTTTAGTTCAAATCAGACATGAGTTTGCGAGAACTTTACTTGAAAACGATGGTATAACTCGACATGGCATCATAAGATTTCGTGCCGTAGTATTTGATAATTAAACAGGAGTAAAAATATGGTGGCACAAAGAGGTGGAGCATTACTGTTAAAAGTTGATATTAGTGGAACGATGACAACCATTGGTGGTCTAAGGTCTACATCAATAACATTAAATGATGAAGCTGTTGATATCACAAACAAAGATGATGGACAGACTAGAAAGTTATTAGCACAAGCTGGAACATCTTCTATTTCAGTAAGTGGTTCTGGAGTATTTACAGATAGCACTGCTGAACAGACAATCAGAACAGCATTTAATGCATCAACATTTAAAAGCTATAACATTATAATTCCAGATTTAGGAACTTATGCTGGTTCATTTATGATTGCCAGTTTAGAGTTCTCTGGCGAATATAATGGCGAAGTTACTTATTCTATAACATTAGAATCAAGTGGCTCAATATCATTCTCATCTGCATAAGGAGTGAATAATGGCTTGGAGTGAAGTTAATATCCAGCTAAAAAGTGGTTCTGCAACTGGCATGATGAATACAGGAGAGGTTACTGTATTTAATGTGCCAGTAAAGACCAAAGTAAAAGCTGGTGATAAAATTAGTTGTGATGGTAAAGAATATGAAGTCACAGATGTTGAAAATTCTAGAGATGAATTTTTAGCAATTCATGTTGGTTCAAATGAGCCAATTGAAGAAACCATTGAAGAGGAGACAACAGAGGAGTCATAAATATGACAGATATAAACCCCAAAAGGGGAGAAATCTCAATCAAACTTGGTGAGAAAGAATATAAAGGTAAAGTTACTCTTGATGCTATGATGAAAATAGAAACATCAATGAATATGGGGTTACTACAAATTGCTCAAAGATTATCTGATGGTGGATTAACCTTAAATGAGATGGGAACTATTATAACACCAGTTATTAGAGGTGGTGGTAATGATATGTCTCAAAATGATGTTTTAAAATTAGTATGGGATAGTGGCACAATGCATTGTTTTAAAATTGTTAGCGATATTATAAGCAATGCACTTAATCCAGATAGTGATGATGCAAAAAAAAAGGAAGTAGTAGCCGAAGCAAGTTAGAGAAACTTCCTTGGGATAATTTTATGAGTTTAGGTCTGGGTTCAATGCAGATGCAACCAGATGTTTTTTGGAATTGTAGTTTTGCTGAGTTTTATTCAGCAATAGAAGGATTTAGGAAGTTTCATGGAGCAGAAGATAATAAGCCTATGACAAAAGATGAACTAGAAGAATTGAAGGAGTTATACCCAGACTAATGGCTACCACAGTTGACGAATTATTAATTAAAATTCGCTCAGATATGTCTGAGTTTAAAAGAGATTTAAGTAAAATCCAAAACCAGACACAGAAAGCAACCAAGAGTATAGACAGAAGTTTCAAGACAATGGCTACTGGTGTTAAAGGTGCTATAGGTGCTGTTATTGCTATTGGTGCTGTTCAATTTGGTCGTTCTTTGGTTACTTTAGCAAGTGATGTTCAAGAACAAACTTCAAAAGCAAAAGTTGTGTTTGGTAACAATTTTGGTTCTGTTAGAGATGAATTAGAAACATTTGGAGATGCTGTAGGTCGTTCAACCTCACAACTTGTGAATATGGGTTCATCAGTTCAAGATACTTTTGTTCCAATGGGATTTGCAAGAGATGAAGCATCAAAACTTTCTGTTCAATTAACAAAACTAGCAGTTGATGTCGCATCATTCAACAATGCTTCTGATGAAGAGACTATGAGAGCTTTCCAAAGTGCCATAGTAGGAAACCATGAAACTGTTAGAAGATTTGGTGTTGTTATTACTGAAGCAACATTGAAACAAGAACTTAATCGTATGGGCATAACAAAATCAATGAAAGAAGTAACGAATGCCGAAAAAGTACAAGCAAGATTAAATCTTATTATTAATGGAACAACTGATGCACATAATGATGCAATTAATACATCTGATAGTTTTGCTAATACTACAAAAGCATTATCGTCAGCACTTCAAGAGCTTGGTGTATTAGTAATGGAACCATTAATACCAATATTAGCAAAAATAGTTAGAGGATTTGTTAATGCTGTTGAAAGCATTAAAGAATTTTTATCTATATTTAAAACATTCAGAAGTTCTGATAAAGATTTAAAAGACAGTAATTTTTTACTAGAACAAAACATAAAGTTAAATATTGAATTAACTAAATTAAGAACAAAACAATTATTATTAAATAAAAAAATACAAGACCAGTCATTAAGTTTTTTTAAAAAATTAGGTGATGCTCTAAAAGGAGATGCCTTTGATAAAGAGTCAAGTTTAAGTATATTAGATTTGTTTAGAGGTAATGCTACCTCTTTAGAAAATTCTTTAAAAGCAATAGAAGAGCAAATTGCACAAACAGAAGCAATTATTGATGCAAACAATAAATTAATTGCAAACACAAAACAATTAACTATTACAAGAAAAGAAGATGCAATTGCAGTAGAGCATTTTTCAAAAAAACTTTTACCATTTCAAATAAAATTAATACAAGGAGAAGCAAAAACTAGAACATTTTTGCATGGTAGGCAATTATCACAGATTGCTGAATTAAAACAAAAACAACTTTTAGCTGATGAATTTGAAAAAGGAATACAAGTTAGTAAATTAGAAAGAATAAAAGAAGGTAGAAGAGTAAGAGAAGAGGAAGCAAAAAGATTAAAGGCAATAGAAAATGAATTAAGAGATACTTCTATACAAGCATTTGATAGAATTACTGATGCTACTGCTGATTTATTGGATGGCACAACTAAAAACTTTGATGGTATTAGGTCAGCAATGTCAATGTTCCTTAAAGATTTACAGAGAACTATTTTACAATTAACAGTATTTAATAAGATTAAAAATCAAATATTTGGTACTTCTGCACCAACTGCTTCTGGTGCTGATATATTTGATAATATAATTGGATTATTTACTGGTGGTGGTGGTACACCACAAATAGATGCTTTTGCTGGTGGTGGTCGTGTTCAAAAAGGTAGACCAACAATAGTTGGAGAAAGAGGTGCAGAGTTGTTTGTTCCTAGTACTGGTGGTACAATAATGAATAATATGAATACTCGTGGTTTAAGTGGTGGTTCTACTGTTGTAAATCAAACAATCAATGTTGATGCTGGAGTTTCTCAAACAGTAAGAGCAGAAATAATAAATCTTTTACCAGTAATTAAACAAGACACGATTTCATCATTATTAGAAGCAAAAAGAAGGGGTGGTAGCTTTGCTACTGCATTGGCATAATGGCATTAAATTATACTGTTTCATATCCATTATCTTTACCTACATCACCATCTAATTTTCAAACAAGTCGTTTTGAATTAGAAAGAAGAAGTGCTATTACTGAAAGTCCATTTACTGGCAAACAGCAAGTACAATTATTTGCTGGTTACAGTTTTTGGAGAGCAACATTGACATTACCTCCTGTAAAAAGAGCAGATGCTGGTAATTGGACAGCTTTTTTTGCAAAGTTAAGAGGTCGCTCTGGAACATTTTTACTTGGAGACCCAGATGGTAGCAAACAAGGGAGTGGTACTGGAAGTATTACGTTGGCTTCAGCAACTGCTGTTGGCGATACAAGATTATCTACAACTGGCTACAATGAGGGTAGTGGTGTTGTTTTAAAAGCTGGTGATTACATTTCTATAGCTAACGATTTACATATAGTTGTAAATGATGCAACAAAGTCATCAACAAATGTTAATGTTGATATAGAGCCACAAATTAGGGCAGTACATAATCAAGGTGCAACTGTAGTAATATCTGGAGCAAAAGGTGTATTCAGATTAGATACCGAAGTTGCTGGGTGGGATGCAGACCAAGCATCTTTGTATGGTTTTACATTTAGTTGTAGTGAAGCTGTATGACCAGAACATTAAGTACAGCAGTTTCAAACCTTTTAGATGATGAATTAGTTAAACCTTTTTTGGCTGTAAAATTACCATTTCCTTCTGGTGGTACATTGAGATTATGGACAGGACATGGTGATATTACTGTTGATAGTGAAACATATTCTGGTGCTGGTCAATTTCTTGGCATTTCTATAGTTGAGGAAAGTGAAGAAGTAAAAGCAACTGGTATTACACTTACTTTATCTGGTGTTCCTTCAACATTATTAGGTTCACTTATTACAGAAGAGTTTCAAGGTATGCTTGTTGTAGTTCATCTTGGATTTCTTGGTGATAGTAATGCTGTAACTGGTTCTTTTAAGATTTTTTCTGGATTAGCTGATAATGTAGAGATTGCAGAGACAGGAACTACATCTACAGTATCCATGAAAGTAGAAAGCAGATTAATACTGTTAGAGCAATCATCATCAAGGCGATATACAAACGAAGACCAACAAACAAGTCATGCAAATGACACAAGTTTAAGATTTGTAGCCACATTACAAGATAAGGAAATAATATGGGGAAAAGCCTAAAGATTGATGGTTGGCAAGAAAGATTAGGTATTACTTTTATATATTATCGCTCACAGCCATTTCTATGGGGTAAAACTGATTGTTGGTGTTTTGTATCTGATTGTGTAAAAACACAAACAGGCATAAATCCTATGAAGATTGTAAATGGTTTATATGACACAGAAGAAAAAGGGTATAAACTTTTAGAAGGTGCAGTGGGTAATGATGGTGTTTATAGAAAATTCGATACAGAAAAAAACTTTTGGTCTCATTTTTTAGGAAAACCACAACCTAAAAATTATGTTCCAACATTTGGTGATATTACATTAGTAAAAATACCCAAAGTAAAAAAATTAGTTGCTGGTGTTGTAAGTGCATTAGATACAGTGTTTGTTAATGGTGATAAAGGTGAACTTTTGTCATGTCCATTGAACAGAATAAAAGTTATTTGGAGGATTTAGTATGCCACCAGCAATAGTAACAGCAGTAGTAGGTGCAATCGCAACTGCTGGTACAGCAATCGCAACATTTGTTACTGGAACAGGATTTTTTGCTAGTTTAGCAAAATCTTTTATTATAAGTACAATTACTTCTATAGCAATTAATGCTTTAGCACCAAAGCCGAAATTAGGTTTCCAAGAGCAGACATTAAGAGACAGAAAGGAAATGATAAGACAGCCATTGAGTCCAAGACGGATAATATATGGTCGGTCTAAAGTCTCTGGTACAATATTATTTTTAGAAAGTGCAAATAATAACCAAGATATTTACATAATTATTGCTTTAGCTGGTCATCAAATAGATGGCATAGACAGAATATACTTTGGTGATACACCAGTAGCATTTGATGGAGATGTTACAACTGGATTTCGCTCTGCTCATTCTTCAAGTGATTTTGATGGATTTGCTTCATTACAAGTTCTAAAAGGAACAACAACTCAAACATTACCAACAGCATTTATAAATAATACAGAATTGACATCAAGTGATAAGTTCAAGGGTATTGCAATAATCTGTACTAAATTAACCTATAATTCTACAGCTTTCCCAAATGGTGTTCCAATTATTTCTGCAATCGTAAGAGGTAAAAAAATATTCAATACTCATGATTCAACTGTTAGATATAGCAATAATCCAGCTTATGTTTTTAGAGATTATCTAAAGGATACAACATTTGGATTATCTGTAACCGATGCAGAATTAGATGATACACAATTAAACTCTAGTGCTACAACTGCTGACAGTGCTGTTGTTCATAAAGATGACAATGACAATAGAACATTTAGTGCTGTAGCTACCTCAGATGGTTCTGTTAACCATTATGTGCATGATGGAGCAACAGTTTCATTGCATGATGGAGACCAGATTAAAATAAGTGGCACTACTTACTATGTGATTTTATCAGATGGACTAACAAAAATTCACAATACGACTTACAAAGCACAAGCATTTAGATTAGCAACCAACACAGCAAATTACAGAACAAGAACTGCAAATCATACAATAGGAAGTGGCACAGTAACTTGTGAAAGAACACATGAGATAGGTTTTGGTTGTGATGGTACTTTACTTTCTAGTTCACAACATAAAGACAACATTGAATCTATTCTTACTTCATGTGGTGGTAGTATGACTTATTCTGGTGGTGTATTTAGAATGGATGTTGCTTCATTTACTTCACCAGATACCAATAATGATTTAAATGATGATGATATAATTGGAGATATTTCTCTTGTTCCTAAAATACCAAGAAGAGATAGATTTAATGGTATTAGGGGAACATTTATAGGTCCAGAGAATGGTTATCAAGGTGCTGATTTTCCTAGCTTTCAACAAACATCATTTTCTAATTCTGATGGAGAAGTAATATTTAGAGATTTCCAACAAAATATGTGTATCAGTGGCACACAAGCACAAAGAATAGCAAAGACATTGTTATTTCAGTCAAGAAATGAATTAACAATGAAAATTAATACAACTCTTAAAGGTTTGAGGTTATTACCAAATGATAGAGTAAGAGTAACACATTCAAGATTTGGATTTACTAATCAGATATTTAAAGTTAATGAGGTTTCCATAGCATCTTCTGCTGATACAGGAATAGCTGTTAGTTTACTGTTGAGAGAAGATACTTCACAAGCATACGACTTTGATGTGAACTCAGAGATGGTCATTGTAGACCCAACACCAGATACAGATTTGCCTAATTTTAGAACTGTATCTACACCAACAATTTCATCTTTTGCTAATGTTGGGGATTTAAATAATGATGGTACATTTTTATCAAGTGTTAAAGTGGTCTTTGCAGAAAGCACAAGTGGTTTTATTAAAAAGACAATCATTGAATTACAAGCACAATTATCTGGTTCATTTGTTACTGTAGATACACAAGTTGTTGAGTCTGGAATAACAGAAACAAGATTTGGTGGTTTGATAGTAGGCAGAGTTTATAGGGTTAGAATAAAGTGTGTTTCCTTTGCAGATGTTGAAAGTTCTTTTGCTACATCTTCTAATCTCACAATTACTGCTGATACAACTGCACCTAGTGCTTATACTGGATTAACAGCAAATGCCGTAGGTGGTGGTGTTGAACTTGTTTTTACAAACCCAAGTACAGATGATTTTAGAGGTGCAGAATTTGTAATGAGAACTGGCACAGGAAATCCTAACTCTGGTGGTGATGCAACAATCAATTTTTCTGTAGCTGGTGCAAAATCTAAAGCTATGAGAATTACAAGACAAAATCTTACTGTTGGAACACAACAAAGGTTTTGGATAAGGTCTACTGACTTTTCTGGTAATGGCAGTGCTTTTTTTCCAAATGATGCAGATGGTATAACTGCTACACCAACAAGTGAGCAATTGGATGTACAAAACTCTTCTGGTACAAGCATTGTTTCTGGTGGTGTTGCACAATTAGGAGCATTTGGAACAATTAGTCAAATAACAAGTGGTAATGTAGCTAATTTAGTTGCTGACAATGCCATCATTGCTGGTAAGTTATCTGCTAATTCAGTTGTAGCCGATAATATAGCTAGTGGTTCTATAACATCAGCAAAATTAACAACTTCTTCTGCTGTAATTACAAATACAGCACAGATAGCAAATGCAATCATATCAAGTGCTAAAATTGCTTCTATTGATGCTAGTACAATTACTGCTGGTAGCTTAAATGCTGATAGAATATCTGGTGGTACTCTTACAATAGGAAATATTAATTCGATTAGTGGTGCATTTAATCCAGCAAATCTTAATGCTGGTATAATTTTAAAAGTACTTGCTGGAAATGCTGGTAGAGGAGCAGTTAATCAAAGTCCATTAACAATTCCAAATACTACCTTTACATCTGAAAATAATGATGCTTTTAATACAGATGCAATTGTTTTAATGGTTGCTAATGCACATTGTCAATCTAGTGGTCAAGGAACTTCAATAGCAACTCGATTTATGACAGGCTCGACAGCACAAGCATTAACTGCAACAGCAACTGCAACTGGTGCTGGAAGTTCACAAGTTAAAATTTCTGCAAATAAAATTCAATTAAATAAAAATCAGCAGTATTTTTCTAGTATTTCATATAATGATGCTGGAGCAAATGAAGCTGGTCAAGGAAGTGGTTCAATAATTATTTTAGAAGTGAGAAGGGTGTAATGGAAGTAGAGCCAGTATTTTTTTGGAATTTATTATTAACTCTTGTAATTGCACCAGCAGTTTTTATCTTTCGTGCGTTACAACAAGAAGTAAAAAGAATAGATATTCTTTTAAATAAAACCAGAGAAGATTATGCCAAGAGGGATGATGTTACTCAAGCAATCAATCGGTTAGAAGAGAAAATTGACCGAATATTGGAGAAATTAAAATGAATTTATCAAAACTTAAAGACCAACTTATTTTGTCAGAGGGAGTAGTCTACAAAACTTATGCTGATATATTAGGTTTAAAAACTTGTGGCATCGGACATCTTTGCAGAGAGGGTGAACCAGAATATGATATGCCTATAGGCGAAGAAATATCTGAAGAAAGAGTTACAGAACTTTTTGAGCAAGACGTTCAAATAGCAATTAACGATTGTAAAAAGATTTATGATGATTGGGATAAATTGCCAGAGACAGTAAAAATTGTATGTTGTGATATGATGTTTAATCTTGGATATCCAAGATATAGTAAATTTGCCAAAACTATATCTTATATAAGAGATGGAGAGTGGCTCAAAGCAAGTTCAGAGATGCTTGACTCAAAATGGGCAAGACAACTGCCAAATAGGAGCAAACATTTATCTGAGATGATGGCTAGTGTTGCAGATGAATGACATGGTTATTGGTCGTATTTTTGTCTGGTACAGTTCAAGAAAGTCTGTACTTCAGTGATTTGGATTCGTGTCTTCGAATTGCATCAAAACTTAGGTCACAAAACTATGAGCAATCACTCTCTGGGGATAGCAGAATTTGGGTTAAGGCTTATTGTGTACCTAAAACAATACCTAAAAAGAATGAGTAATGATATTAAAAGACAGAAAACCGAAAGAAGATTATAGAAAATATAAATTTGAAAAGACTAAAAGAAACTGTCTAAGATGCAGTAAATCTTTTATTTCTGTTACAAAAACAACATTTTTATGCGATAGTTGTAAAAGAATAATAGATAGATATGACTTAAAATTATGTATGAATACAAAGTAAAAGAGATAGTTAAGGTAGTTGATGGCGATACTGTCGATATAATTATTGATTTAGGTTTTAATTTAACAAAAAAAGAAAGAGTTAGATTATCTGGTATTGATACACCAGAAAGTAGAACAAGAGATTTAGAAGAAAAAAAATTAGGTTTAGATGCAAAAGAATTTTTAGAAAGACGTTTACATGAGACCAAAGAAAAGTTGATAGTAAAAACAGAAAAAGATGGCAAATATGGTCGTATGTTAGGTGAATTTGTTATTGAAGATTTAAGCATCAATGAAGAAATGATAGATAGAGGTTATGCTTGGAGATATGATGGTGGCACAAAAGAAAAAGATTTAAATGAACTAAAAATAAAAAGAAGAATAATCATAGAGGTTTAATTTGATAAACAATCAATACGATTATATGGATAGTAGATTAGAGCAAGGCTGTTGTCCAAAATGTAATATAAAATTACAGTTTGTTGAAGTTCATGGTCATTATCAATGTGTTGCTTGTAAATGTGTAATTAATGATTGTTGTAATGGTGAACAGGCACAAAAAATATATGAACCGAAGAGAGGTAGCAGAATATTTGATGGTTTCTCAAGCGAAAGTAACAAAAATGGTACAGGATGGGTTGTTAGAAGCAGAAATTATAAATTATAATTATAAGTTTAAAAGATTAGAAGTTGATAAGTTTAGAAATAAAATAATAAAAGTTTTGAAGTTATGATGGAACAAACTATAAGCGATGTTGAAAACTTTACTAAGACAGTTAATTTTAGTGAAGGTGGTAGTAGTGATGTTGAAGCTGGGATACAATTCATTTATCACATGAGAGAACATATTATAGATATAGGAATAGCAACTGTATATGGATTAGTTGTTTATGCTTTATTTTTATGGATAACAAAAACGATTAAGGGGTTTTAAGAGGAGGGTTTACATGAGGGTGTCAGCCTTCCTCACCAGTTATGAGGGGTAATTGTTTAATTTAAACTTAATTATGTTATAATTTTTAATTGCTAAATATAATCTGCAATTATCCCTCACCAAAAAAAGGAGTAAAATATGTTAGGAAATCTTATTTCACCTATTGCAAATTTAGCTGGAACATGGCTACAGGGAAAAGTTGATAAAGCAAAAGCCGAAACAGATATAAAGGTTGCCAAAGCTCAAGCTGAAGCTGAAGTCTATCGTACTGAAGCAACATCTGAAATGCTTATGGAGAAAGAGCTTACATCACAAATGGGTGATAGTCTTAAGGATGAACTGTGGTCTGTACTCTTTGCTGGAATTTTACTGGCTTGTTTCCTTCCTTGGACACAGCCTTATGTTAAAGATGGTTTTATTTTTTTAGATGAAAATTGTCCGAGTTGGTTCTCAAATATGTTGTATATTGTAATAGGGAGTGCATTTGGAATGAGGTTTGGTAAACAAGGATTACAAGTTTTAAAATCAAGAAATGGCAAAACTAAGCAATAAACAAAATACTAGATTTGGTGGATTAGTAGCTGTACTTTCTGGCAGAGAACCATACGATTACATTATGAAAGATTTAACTGAACAGGGATTTGTTGGTCAGAGTCATAATGGTGTTTTTCTTACAAATAAAGGCATGAATGAGAAAGATAGACTAGCTACACTGGCTGGTTTGATGGTTGAGAAAGATAGAGCTTTTGCTCTGAAATCCAAGAAATAAATTGAAGATTTCTTAAAATATCATATATTTAGGTTAATCAAACGATTAGATTGCCCATCTGGGTCTATAAGGAATAAGGATGTTAGACCCAATTACATTGACAACTGCTGTTACTACAGCAACAACTTGTTACAAAACTTTTGTATCAATGGTTCAAGCTGGAAAAGAACTTGAAGATTGCACAGCAACTTTAGGAAAATGGATGGGTGCAGTTTCAGATATAGATAATATACACAAGACTTCTAATAACCCATCAACATTTGATAAGCTGTTTAATGGAAGCATTCAAGAAGTAGCAATGGAAAGCTTTTCAGCAAAAAAGAAAATCCAAAAACAAAGAGAAGAATTAAAAAACTGGTTAATAGGTCATTATGGTTTACAGGCTTACGAAGAGTTATTGCGTGAGGAGGGGAGAATTAGAAAGGCTAGGCAAAATGCTATTTATGCTAAAGAAGCACAACAACGTATGATAAGAGATTATACTATCATGGGAATCGCTAGTTTGATTGGTTTATCTGCTCTTGGATGGATGATTTGGCTTATTTCCAAGAGTGTTGCTTAATGATTATGTTATATAATTTTATTTATTATTTCTTAATATTCTTTTGTATTATTTCTTTTCTGGCAATAGTAACATTTGCAAGAGACAAAGAACATACAACTTGTAGATTAGCAAAACAGCTACTAGAAAATAAAACTAGAGTTTGTGTTTATGTGGGTGCAAACTATACTCAATGGAATGAATATGTTCCAATAGGTGCTGGTGAATGCCCTAGAGAAATAAGTTGCAAATACAGACCAAATGAGAAACCATTTACACTTAAAAATGTGATTAAAAGTATTAAGGACAGTTTCAAATGACACAAAAGAAATTACAAGCTAAATCCAAATATAATGATTTAGATGCAAATAATGACGGAATTGTAAGTGATGCTGAATTAGAAATGGCAGAGAAACTTACAAGATTAGAAAACAATGACAAAAAAGATGACCAGATAAGAATAATGGCTATGATTTCTCTTGTAAGTGTCATAGGACTTGTTTTACTGGCTTTATCCCCAATTATACCAGATAGTCGAATCGAGCTATGTACGGCTCTTATATCGACATATATCGTTACAAATTTAGGTATTTTAGCAACTTTTATGGCAACAAGTGCATGGAGCAAGAAAAACGGCTCTTAAAAAAGATTTGCAACAAACATTCAAATAATATATACGATAATCAATGGCTTTGCATATAAGCCATCTCTATATGAACTTTGTACCTTAACCTCCCATTAGTTTTACTTTTGGGGGGTTCTTTTTGTGTTGCGAATCGAGCCAAAAAGGTAAATATTTAGCCAATTTTACCTATTTTTTGTAGTTTTTTTAATTTTAAGTCTTTGATTTTATTACAAAAACAAACTTATATTATTATCTTCTTTAATATGTTATAATAAATTACTGATATTATTTAATTTTTATCAGTGGCTATTTGAAAAAGTAAATAAAAACAAAGTTCATAAATGGAGAATGATATGAAAAAATGTTGGGTAATTGTTATTGACAAACAATATACTGAAACCATCTTTGGAAATAAAGTATTCAAAGATAAGACTTCTGCTTTAAAAGTAGTTGAAAGATTAAAAAGTCAAGGCAAATTCATTGATGGCAAATTTGTTGATGGATATAAACAAACCATCAAAGTTGTCCAAGATGACATCGATTATATTGCAAACTTTGGCTATTTCCAAATAGTGTAATACTAAACCCCTACTTCGGTGGGGGTTTTTTTATTAATTTTTATTAAACTACATTTTGTAGTTGAAATACCTAAAAAATAGTTTATATAAGTAAGCATAGTTAAAAAACACAAATAACAAAGTATAAAGAAAGCGAGTTCAAAATGGACAATATTAAACAGGAAAGTGCTAAACTTCCAACTTTAGAAGAGCGAGAAGAAGCTAGAGAAAAACTTAATTTTGAAAAGTTTGAGGAACAATTACAAAAACTAATCAAAAGATTTTCTTCACAAAGTTTATCAAAACATTACATCAGAAATCCCTCAACTGGTAATCTTATAGAGCAGTGGAGCAAATTTGAATTTCCATCAAACGATAAAACTGTCAAACTTGGTGGTCTAACAGAAGAGCAACTAATAAGATATCATAGGTCACAAGTTCATTATGAAAGCCTTCGTGACCATCTCTACAAATTCATTAAATCAGTTTAGGGGGGAAGTAATGAAACTTGAAGATATAAAATTTAAAAGACCTAGTAGTGGTTATGAAACAAAAAACCAAAGAAATCATGCTCTTTGGTCTGGTGTATCTGAATATGTAGTTTTTTATAAAAATGAGCCTGTTGGTTCTGTCTGGAAAAGTCAGAGATATAACACAGTAGAATGGCGATATGAAATATTCGATGGTGATGTTCAAGGTAGTGAAGCTACAAGATTCGACACAAAATTTCCAATTATGAGTGAATTAACCAAAAGGGGAAAATAATGATAAAATTACAAACTCAAAAGCCGTTTAAATATCAATCTGAAATGCACAGAAAATTATCAAAAAATAATCCAGAGAGATATGCAGTAGAATTAGCACTGCATGGATTATCAATGGGTAGATATCAAATCAACGATATGTGGGTAAAAGGTGAAATACCAGAAGAGTGTCGTGATAAGTTTACCAAAGCAATCAAAGAACTTCGTATAAAAATAGGAGAAGATTATGGCATCTAATAATCCTTTTGAGGTTCATGGCATAAGCCATCTATCAGCAAGTAATATAAATTTATTTGTAACTGATAAAGCAAAGTGGATAGCACAATATCTTTTCAAGATGAGGGATGAAACAAGTCCAAGTGCTATCAGAGGTAATGTTCTGGAGCATTGTTTAAATCTAATAAAAAGTAATGATGATGAAATACGTTCTGGCAGTAAATATGTAGAGCATCATGTGCTACATAAAAAATTCAATGAGGAATGTGTAGCAGAAGGTTTTGATTTAGATGATGAAAAGGTTCAGAAAGAAGCTGATAAACTTTTTAAATACTTTCACAATATGCTCTACTTATTTGTAGATTGTAAAAACTTCAATCAGTATCAGCAGAAGATATTTTTAAACATCTGGGATTTACCAGTGCCATTTATAGGCTATACAGATTTTATTACTAATGATGATGTAATAGACCTTAAAACCACTCTTAGAATGCCCTCAGAGCCTTCTGAAGGGCATAAAAGACAGTTAGCTATGTATCAAATGGCTTATCAAGATAAAAACTGTTCTTTGTATTATGTAACCCCAACAAAGTTTCAAGGGTTTGAATATAGTAAAAAAGAATTACAGTATTATAGTGAGCAAACTAAACAGATTTGTTTCGCTATTCAGAAATTCTTGTCTATCAGCAATGATAAAGAAGAATTAGCATCCTTAGTCTATCCAGACTACGATTCATGGATGTGGTCAGAAAATATGAAACTAAAAGCCAAAGAGATATGGAGATAAATATGGAAGAAAATGTTTCAATACCAAAGTCAAATCTATACAGATTTATCTGGTCAAACTTAAATCAAGATACACCAGTTGAAGAAGTAGAGTATAAAACTCACAAAAGAAAGGTGGGTGATAAGTGGGAAGATTATAAACTTTCCTACTACAAGTGGAGTGCTTGTTGGAAAAAGCTAATGGAAAAATATCCAGATGCAACTTTTAAATTTAAAGAATTTGAAAGAGATGGCAAATTATATGACGTAATGTATTATGCCGATACAAGTGCTTCTGTTCACTGTATAGTGACAATTAATGGAGTTGAAAGAGAAATGTGGCTTCCTGTCATGGATTTCAGAAATCAATCAATAAATAATCCATCATCAAAAGATATTAACGATACCAAAATGAGGTGCTTAGTAAAATGCATAGCAATGTTTGGACTTGGTTTTGACCTTTATGATGGAACTTTTCAACAAAGAAATGGAGATAAATAAATGGAAAGTGTCAAAAAATATGATGAAACCAATAAAGGGGTTTTATTCAAAAACACTGATGAATGGACTATTTCACACACTGGCAAACTTAATGTCGATGGTGAAGATAAAAGAATTATCGGTGTAAAAAGAAAGAATAAGTTAGGTGAAGAAATTCTGGAAACTTATGTTGCAATGGGTACTTTGAAGAAAAAAGAAAAATCCAAAGATACAGACCCAGATGCACAGGGGGTTGCTAATGTTTTTCAGACACTTGAAAACAGACTTCTTTCTGGATGGAATCAAAAATCTATGGATGGCAACAAAAGATTAAATTTAAGCCTTAAAAAGTTTGAGGGCGAAAAGTTGACACCACCAACACAACCAGAGGAAAAATTGCCAGAAACCAAAAATAGTAATATTTCTTCAGATTTAGATGATGAGATACCATTCTAATGATACCTAAACAGCCAAGGTTTGTTTCAAAAAAGCATTTGCAGTTTGTAGCAAGTCATAAGTGCTGTTTAGCTTTTAACTTATATTGTGGGGGTGGTGTACAAGCTCACCACCTTCTCAAGCCTTGGAATGGCATTCGTGGCATGGGAATAAAAGCTAATGACAAGAATGCAATCCCACTTTGCTATCATCATCATGCAGAACTGCACGACAAAGTTGGTGATGAAGAAAAATTTTTTACTAATTATAAACTTCCAAAAGAGTTTGGAAAAATGGTGGCTGTTTATTTATGGACAATTTCACCAGAGAATAAGGGAACAATTTATGATAGATGATGATAAGGTCGATAAGGCTGTTCAATGGCTTACAGAGAATGCTGGAACGTCAGCTAATGCCAGAGCCACTAGAATATACCTAGATGAATATAGAAAGTCTCTGAAGGCTCTTATAATGAAGGAGCATCTTGATAAACCAGTATCTGCACAAGAAAGAGAAGCCTATGCAGATGAAAAATATCATAAGCATTTGGAAGCCTTGCGAATCGCAGTGTTTGAGGATGAAAAACAGAAGTTTTTAAGGGTTGGAGCAGAAGCTGTCATTGAAGCATGGAGAACTCAACAAGCTAACAATCGTACAAAAATCTAATAAAATCAATTGTTTGGTAAATATTGGAATAAATGTATATAAAATAAACTACAAAAAAGGTATTTAGTGCTTGATTTGTGTACTTTAATATATAATTATAATGGCAAGTTCAACAAATAGAGAAAGCAATAATATGACAAATTTAATTGAAACAACACTTCCATTAGTAACATATACAGTGGCAAGAGATTTTACTTCAAGAACTCAAAAGCTATGGTTTGTTTTTGCTGATGGTGAATTAATGACAGAAGATATGCCAATTTTTGAAACAAAAAATGATGCAGTTTCTTTTGTTCAAACTTATTATGACTCTACTTTTGGGGGTGAGTAATATGATTTCTAAAACTTCAAAAGCTACAATAAAGCAGTTTCTTAATATAGATAAAACTAAACCTACCTATGTAATTTCTACAAATGGCATGGGTTCTAAAATCTATTGTCTTTATTACAGATACGCAAAGTGGAATGGCTACACAAATGAGAATGGTAACTTTGTTGGTTCTGTAAATTGGGCATTAGATTATTGCAGAAATCTTTCCAGAGATTTGGGGAAAGCTAAAGCTAAATTTCACGAGTTATATTCTGATAGAGATGTTAACCTTATTGTACATGAAGCTGATAAGCTCAATGACTATACGGAAACAGGCATTGATTGGGATGAAGTAGAGAGAGAAAAGATTATTAGACTTGCTCAAAAGACCAAAAGAGAAATGGTCTGGGCAGAGTGTAAACTTATTAGGTCACTTAAATGGTCTGTTAAGAAAGGCATGAACAACATCCAAAGTTTAAAATCAAAATTTGTTGGTAGTGTTGGTGACAAGATAGAAGTCACTGCAAAGATTTTATCTAAAATGCATTTTGATACTCAATGGGGTAGTTCTACATTGACCACTCTTGTTGATGATAATGGTAATGTATTCACAAACTTTTCTGGTTCAGCACCATTTTACTTAAAATATAAGGGTGATGGTTATGCTTGTGAAGAAGGTGATGTTGTAAAGTTTACAGCAAAGATTAAATCTCATAAAGAATATCAACCTAAAGATAAGCCATTTAGCATTAGCCAAACTAATGTTTATTTTGTGAAGAATGCAGAGCTTGTTGAAATGTCATGTCTTAAAATGCGAGGTGGTTATAATGTTTAGAGAGATTTTAAAAGGTATCGTGGAAGCCGTATTATTTACGGCTCTCATGTTTAGCTTGTACATGGCTATGGTACTGCTCTGTGCATTAAATGATAAATGTTACAATAATCATATAGGAGATAATTATGGAAGCTATTATGCCACCAATTCCAGCATTTCTTGATAGGAAAAATCCAGAATGCATTCATTATATTGGTAATAAAAATACTGAGGTATCAAATTCACATAAGCAATTTGTGAAAGATTTTTCTGAAGTACATAAAGAATGCAGAAAATTAACTGCTAACTTTAAAAGCAAATTAGCTTACGAAGTCATTCAATATGTCAGAAGAGGTTTTGATACATTTGGTAAAATCAAAAAGGTATGTGATGCACTGCCTAATTTTGGAACAGTATCAGTTCGTGAATTAAAATCGGCTATACGTTATGCCAAAACAAATAGAATACCAATGCCAAAAGTAATTGGTAGAGGTAAAAAGAGACAGACAATTATTGTTTACAGAATATTGTCTATCAAAGGCAAAACCTATGAAGTGGTAGATGTTTGATGACCAGATTTTCAGATGAATTTGTTAACAACGTAAAGTCTTATTACGATGAAAATAAGGGAAATTTTAAATACACTGAAAAAAGTGGAACTCATCGCAAGACTACAGTTCATAGAAAGTTTGGTGTTAAGGATGTTGCAGAGCATTTTAATTTAACTATTAGTCAAGTTAAAAGAATTATTTATGTTAAAAAATCTTAGACATCGAGAAACTAAAACTGACCTTCATAATGAGGACATCATTGTTAAGGAAATATCTCATAGCTGGGATGTTTCCTTTTGCAAACTGCCTATCCAGTACAAGTTAGATTATGCATTACTTAGAAAAGATGAAGTTGTTGCTTTTGCTGAGATTAAAAAAAGAAATAATACAATCTCTACTTACAGCACTTACATGATTTCACTTGGTAAAATATTAGCTGGTAGGCACTTAACATCTGTTACTGGTAAGAAATGTTTTTTAGTTGTCGGTTTTACTGACATAACAGCATTTGTTAATATAGATGTTGAATTTACTACGAAAATGGGTGGTCGATTTGACCGAAATGATTGGCAAGATTACGAGCCAACTTGTCATATAGATATTCATAAATTTACAAAGTTAAATAGGAGAGGATAATATGTCAGAAATATTATTTGCAAATCAAGTTTTAGCTGGATTATCAAATCCAGACAGGGGTGTTTTTGCTTACTGCACTAATAAAAAAGCTGGTAGGAGAGACACAAACAAGAATGCTATGATGGCATCTAGAAAAGCTAGAAGAGAGTTAGTTGATGCTCAAAAATTTTTTATTGATAATAAATTATTAGAAGTAGCTAATCAGCTTTCACAACAAAGTCCTAGAAAATTAGTTGAATTAGGTAAAAGAGCAATACCACCTTTTAATAATATGTGGATTGAGTGGGATGAGGTTTTTAGGCTCAATTCAATGGAAGGCAAAATTGGTGAAACATTTGCTAAGATGGGTTATCACATACAAAAGATTAATGACCAGTTTTTTTACACAATGTATGGTGCTGATAAAAACTTTGAGAATGGCAAAATAGTTTGTGTTTCTAATGGCTTTTACTTTTCTAATGATGAAGAGTTTGGTGATGATTTTAGACAGAATACTGATTGGGAAAGAAATGTCAGCATTCACGATAAAAAACTTCTAGAATTATCTCAAAAGAAAACAGTGAGCAGTTTGTTGGGCAATAATTATTCAGAAGCTATGCAACTTGCAGAAAAGAAGGAACGTATGTCATTTAATTGGTTTCAGAATAGAGTTGAAACTGCTCAAAGTCTTGGAATGGAAATGTTTTTAACTGACAAGCAATTTGGCACTGGATTTGACCATGAACTTATGAGTAAGCAAGTTGAATCAGATTTAAAAGCTATGGAGGGTGATTTAAGACTTATAATCGCTATATTGGGTACACTTAATTATGACCATATCGTTTATAACAATGCTAAAACAAATCCTAAAATAACCCATACAAGATACGGAGTGATTGCACCAAAGCACACTTTAAAACTTGTTACGATTGATTTACCAAAACCCAATATCAGAAAAGTTTATAAAGGTATTATCAGTGGTATGGGTAGTCCTAAAGCAGAACACATGAGAAGAGGACACTGGAGAAGAAAGCCAGATGGTAATAGAATATGGATTCAACCTATGAAAGTTGGCAGTAAAAAGAATGGTATCATTGAGCATGATTACTTTCTAAGAGGTCGAGAAGGTAAGACAAATGTTTGATGCTATAACTTGCATGGCTGTTGCTATCTATTTTGAAGCTAGAGGAGAGCCACCAGTGGGCAGAATCGCAGTTGCACAGACGATTCAACAGCGAGTACATGACCATCGTTATCCAGATAATGTTTGTGATGTTGTAAAACAGGGTAACTATTATAGCTGGGATAATACTAAACCCATAAAATGGGAATGCCAGTTTACATTTTGGTGCGATGGTAAACCAGAAAAGATTGATGATATGTTGTCTTGGGGTTTCTCATTAGACATAGCTGAAGCTGTTATGGAAGGGTATCTTTTTGATGTAACAAATGGAGCAACACATTATCATGCTTATTATGTAAAACCAAGCTGGTCAGAGAAGTTTACCAGAACTGTAAGAATAAATGACCACATATTTTATAGATGGGAGATAGAATAATGTCTAATTATGAAAAAATTGCCTATAGATTTAATAAAATGAATAATAGGAAAAACATTGGTGATTTAAAGGAACATTTTTTTGAAATGTTTAAACTTCACTTTGCAATTAAATTTATTATGGAAGAAACTGGAGTTAATGCTTTTGAAGCAAGTAGATATGAAAGTTTAAATTTTAGTATTTGCCAAGCAATATTTTTAAATCATGCAATGCCTTTTTATAAACTTGGTGGCAATCCAACTACAGGCTATGCAAATAGACTTAAAGGCAAAGAACATGAATGTATTCAAATATGTAATAGCACTGGTGTTTCATCTGCAAGTCATAGAAGTCAATTGGCTGATTTCAGTGTTTATGCTGTAAACTGGATAAATGATGCATGGAGAGAAAGAACAACTGATATTCCAGATAATAAATATTTAGAAAAACTTAATAAAGATTGGATAGAATATATATCCACAAGTGAATTAGTATAGGAGTAATTATGAAATTAAAAAAATTTATTAAAAAAAATGGATATACTTACGGAACATTTGCTAAAGAAATGAATGTTCCTATGAGAAATGTATCTATGTGGGCAAGAGGTGAACGATTGCCAAGATGGCGAGAAGCTAAAAAGATATTTGAATTAACAGATAATCAAGTAACTGGACAGGATTTATATGACCAACAAATACTTCGCCAAGAAGGTGACATATAAAAACATACAGTTTGACTCTAAAAAAGAGTATGAGCGATATGTTTATTTAGAGATGTTGATGAAAAATAAAGAAATATCAGAGCTAGAAGTGCATCCAGTATATCCATTGATGGTTAATGGTACTAAGATTGGTCGTTATACAGCCGATTTCACTTATAAAGATAAAACTGGAAATGTGGTAGTAGAGGATGTCAAAAGCAAATATACTAAGACTAGGGATTATTCATTAAGAAAAAGAATACTGGCTACTTATAATCCACCTATTCACATAAAGGAAATAATGTGACATTAGTAAAAAAATCTAAAATGATGCCATTTCCAAATAAAAAATATAATATTATTTATGCTGACCCAGCTTGGCAATATAAAGAGAGTTGGGGTAATGGGCAAGTTAGCTATGATACCATGTCAAATGATGAAATTTGCAACTTAGATGTAAAAAACATTTGTTCAGAAAAAGCACATTTATATTTATGGGTTACTAATCCATTTATTCAAGAAGGTTTAAAGGTCTGTAAATCATGGGGATTTGATTATAAAACCTTAATTACTTGGATTAAAACATATAAAGATGGAACTCCAGAAATGGGAATGGGATATTATTTTCGTGGTTGCACTGAGCATATTATTTTTGGTGTAAAAGGAAAAATGAAATGTATTAATAAAACTACTAGAAATATGTTTCAAGAAGTTAATCCAAAAGCTCATTCAAAAAAACCAATGATTGTAAAAGATTTGATTGTTAAAACAAGTGGTGATTTACCAAGAATAGAATTATTTGCTAGAAATGTTGGTTTGTTTTCAGATGGATGGGATTATTGGGGGAATGAAATTTGAAATCTATTGTAGCAAGACAGATAATGGGTATAAATCTCAAAGGGGATAGAGAGAAGGATGATTACTATTCCACCCCTGTAGAAGCCTTAGAATCGCTTTTAAAGGTAGAAAAGTTTGAAGGAGATATCTTTGAGCCATGCTGTGGTGAAGGACATATATCAAAACACCTAGTCAAGGAAGGTTATAACGTAGAATCTTCGGACTTGATGGATAGAGGATATGGAACAAGTAGAATAGATTTCTTGATGGAGTTTGAAAAAAGAGATAATATAATTACTAATCCACCATATAAAAATGCTCTGGAGTTTGCAAAACATTCTGTCTGGATAGCAGAGAAAAAGGTAGCATTACTTTTAAAGATTACATTTTTAGAAGGGTTGGAAAGAAGGAAATTTTTTGAGGAAAAACCACCAGTAAGAGTTTGGGTTTTTTCAAGAAGAATAAGTCTCTGTAAGAACGGAGATGAAAACGTAGGCAAGGGAATGTTTTGCCTTGCTTGGTTTATTTGGGAAAAAGGTTACAATGGAAAAACGGAGATTGGTTGGATATGAGTTGGACTTCACTAGCATGGGCATCAAAACAAAAAGCTGGTTCTGGAAATAATAAACTGGTTCTTTTATCATTAGCAAACTTTGCAAATGACAAGAATGAATGTTTCCCCAGTATTAAAACACTTTGCAATATAACTGAATTAAGTAAATCAACAGTTATTAGATGCATAAATTCACTTGAAAAAAATGGTTTATTAAAGATTAAAAGAAGATTTATTGAGAGTGAAAACAACAACAGACAGACCAGTAATCTGTACTTACTTAACATAGAGTATCATGCTGATACCCCCCAGTGTCAGAATGACACCCCCCTGTATCACAGTGACACCCCCCCTAGTGTCACACAGACACCCCATATAACCAGTAATATTATTAACCTTAAAAAGAATAATAGTAATAATTCAGAAGATAAGGATGAACAGTTAGGAAAGATGATATATTCTGGAATGTTTCTTAATAAGAAAAAGAAGAATGGATATTCAGAAGAGTTTGAAGAGTTCTGGAAAGAATACCCAGATAGACCAAATGATAATAAACATGGTGCTTATTTAAAGTTTCAGCAATCACTCAAAGAAATAAAGTATGGTGATTTGTTAGAAAAGACAAAGCAGTTTGCAAAATCTCAAGTGGGTGCAGATAAAAAGTTTATACCACAAGCTAAGACATGGCTTAATCAGAAAAGATACAATGATGAAATAGTTATAGAAAAGAGTGAAGCAGAAAGTATAGATGATTGGGTTGTTAAATATTGGAATAATATTGATACTGAAAAAGAAAGAGAAAGATTTAGCAATGGAGCATATTCTTCTCATGTTAAAAGATTAATCATTGAAGGAAAAATTCAAAATGCTTGTTAGATATGCTAAACTAAATGATATAAAGTATATTGAACATTTAAGAAAAAAAGAGACAAATAGTTTAGGTTTTTTACCAACAATGGCATTTGAAAGTGCAATAACTGGTCAAAAGAAATCTAATAATAGGTGGTCTACTACTTGTAATGACAAGTTATGGGTTATAGAGGAGAATAAAGACCTTGTTGGGTATTTACTTATGTCTTTTGGCAAATGGGCAAGAGTTACACAAATAGCCATACAGGAAGATGCTAGAATGATTGAAAGAGGTAAGAAAATATTAACTGAAGGAGTTAACTATGGAATTACTTATGGTAGATTTAATTTTATGTGTGGCTGTGCTACTGATTTGCAAAGTAATAGTTTCTGGTCGGCTGTAGGATGGAAAAAACTAGGTGAAAGAAATGGCAAACACCATTTAAATGTATGGAAAAGTAAATCTAAAAGAGATATAAATGTATATCATTATCAGCAAGGGGGTTTATTTTTCAATGAGCAATAATAGAACAAAATTAGTTAACAGACGTATTAATGAAACTTTCTCAATTCAAAATGTCATGGGAAGTAAATTCTATTGCAGTGTCGGTTATGATGATAAGGAAAAAATAAAGGAAATGTTCTACACAGCTAGAGGTAAATCTGGAAGTGATATGGATGGATTATTATATGACTTAGGTGTACTAGTTAGTATCGCATTACAGAATGGTATTGAACTATCTGAACTATCAGAAAGCTGTTGCAAAAATGAGGATGGGAGCTTTGCATCGCCAGTTGGACAGGCATTAGAAGTAGCAAAATCTATGGAAAACTAGGGTATAATCATACAGAAGACTATCATTGCACCCCATTGTAAGGCTTTAAAAGAGGTTTTTTTTATTAGAATTAGTGAAATATTGATTAATCTATGATAAAACAGTGATAAAAAAACATTGATGATTGTTAAATTTTAAACTAATTATTGAAATATGGCAAAAGCAACAGCAGAAATTATAGAAAAGATAAGACAGGCTTATGTAGTAGGAGTCGAAACACCAGATGGAAGAGACTATCCAAGCATTGAAGAATTATCTAGGCAATATAAAATACCAGCTATCACATTATTCAGAAGGTCTAGTAAAGAAAACTGGAAAGAGCAAAGGGTAAAGTTTACTGAAAAGCTACAACAAGACATAGACCATGCAAAACAAAAGCAATTAATAAAAGATAATAAAGATTTCGATAATAATAATCTTTCAATAGCTAAAAGATTACAGGATGAGATAGTATCTGTTTTAAATTTATCAGAAAAGAAAAGAGAAGAAGGTGAACAAAAACCTATGTTAAACCCATCTTCTTTGTATTCATTAGGTATGGCATTACAGACTTGCCAGAAAGTAGGAAGGTTAGCACTTGGAGAAACAACTGAAAATACCAGCATCAGTAACAAGTCAACAGTACGAGAGACTTTCGAGCTTATTGACGAAATCATCAGAAACGGAAGCAATAGCAAACAAAAAGTACATTGAGTACTATGCAACTTCTAGGTCAAAGCAACAAACACCAGTAGGTGATTGGAATGTTTGGCTAATATTAGCTGGTAGAGGTTGGGGTAAGACAAGAACTGGTGCTTCAGACTTAATAAATCATGCACTCAAATATGAAAATACTATTAATGCTGTAATAGCACCTACTGCTGGAGACTTGAGAAGAGTTTGTTTTGAAGGTGTTAGTGGAATTATGGAGTTAATACCACAAGGATGTTTAAAAAATAATGATTATGCTTCTTATAATAGAAGTACATCAGAGGTTCATTTGTATAATGGAAGTAAAATTGTAGGCTTTAGTGCAGAACAGCCTAATAGATTAAGAGGTAGTCAGTTTCATAGAGCTTGGTTAGACGAGTTAGCATCATGGAGATATGCAGATGCATTTGACCAGCTTATGTTTGGTTTGAGACTTGGACAGAAGCCAAGAGCAATTATTACAACAACACCGAGACCAACTAAACTAATACAAGGTCTTTTAAAGAGAATGTACAAGGATGTTTATGTCACTAGGGGTTCTACTTACGAAAATGAAGATAATCTTGCACCATCAGCTTTAGAACAATATAGAGAGCTATATGAAGGCACTAGACTTGGAAGACAAGAACTTTATGCAGAAGTATTAGATGATATTGAGGGTGCTTTATGGTCTTATAGTATGTTTGAAAATCATCGGATACATAAAGAAGATTTACCAGAAATGGCTAGAATTGTTGTTGCATTAGACCCAGCAGTAACATCATCAGACAATAGTGATGAGACAGGCATCATTGTAGCTGGTAGAGGGATAGATAAAAGGTTTTATGTATTAGAAGACGGAACAATCAAAACATCACCAGACAAGTGGCTTAAAAAGGCGATAGACTTATATTACTTACATAATGCAGATAGAATTGTTGCAGAAACAAATAATGGTGGTGATTTAGTAGAAAAGCTGTTAAGAACTATAGATGATAAGATAGCTTATAAAAAAGTCCAAGCATCAAGGGGTAAACTTGTTAGGGCAGAACCGATAGTGGCTTTATATGAACAAGGAAGGGTAAGTCATGTTGGCTCTTTGGCTTCATTAGAAGACCAGCTATGTACTTATGCTGGGGGTAGCAACTCACCAGATAGATTAGATGCCTTAGTTTGGGCATTGACAGAACTAATGACAAGTTCTGGTAACATATATTGGAGAGTCAGTTAATGAGCATATTTGATAGAGTAAAAAATGTATTTGTTCCACAGCCACAAAAAATTCAAACAAAACAATCGCCAGTGGTTATGTACAATAATGTTTCTGGTGCTTACACAAGTAAAGATAAGTATGAGGATTTTGCTAAAGAAGGTTATTTACAGAATGCAGTTGTATTTCGTTGTGTCAATGAGATAGCTCAAGGAGCATCATCAGTACCATTTAAAGTATTTGATGGTGATATAGAATTAGATAATCACCCATTAATAGACTTGTTAAATAGACCATCACCACAATTTGCTGGTGTTGAGTTCTTTCAAGCTGTTTACAGCCATCTCTTATTAGCTGGTAACAGTTATGTTCTAAAAACAATGGTAAGTGGACAGCCAAGAGAGCTTCACATATTAAGACCAGACAGAATGAGAATAAAGCCAAGCAAAACCAGAATACCAGATGCTTATGAGTATATGTTAAATGGTAAGGTAGTAGAAAGCTGGGATGCAGACCCAGATACTGGTGCATCTGAAGTCAAACATTTTAAAACATGGCATCCACAAGATGATTATTATGGATTGTCACCTTTATCTGCTGGAGCAGTAGATGTAGACCAACACAATATGTCAGCAAAACACAACTACAATCTACTAGCCAATGGTGCAAGACCATCTGGAGCAGTTATCTTTAAACCAAAAGATGAGAGTGGGATGTCAGTTCAGCTTACAGAAGGACAAAGACAGCAGTTAATGTCAGACTTAGAGCTTAGATTTAATGGCACTAACAATGCTGGTCGCACAATGTTGTTAGAAGGTGACTTTGATTTTAAGGAAATGGGATTATCACCTAAAGACATGGATTTTATTCAGATGAAGAATATGACAGCTAGAGATATAGCTTTAGTATTTGGTGTTCCTAGTCAGTTAGTGGGTGTTCCAGATAACCAAACATATAACAATGTGTCAGAAGCCAGATTAGCTTTGTATGAAGATACAATCATACCATTGCTTAAAAGAGTAGAGAGCGACTTAAATGAGTGGCTTGGTGCTGATTTTAGCGAGAATGTTAACGTAAAATATGATATTGATGCTATTCCAGCAATGGCTGAAAGAAGAAAAAAGATATATGAGAATGTTGTACAGGCTGTCAGAGAAGGGATATTAAGCCGTAATGAAGCTAGAGATAGATTAGGATATGAGCCAGTACAAGGTGGTGATGAGGTCTATATAAGTGCAAATCTATTTCCATTAGGAGAACCAATGGAGTCTGCTCAAGAACAAGAGACTACAGAAGATGACGAAAAGTATCTTAGCGATTTGTACGAAACAAAAGAAACAGACTTTCCAAAAGAAGGAGATGACAAAAAGATATCTTTAAGAAACTCTAATTTTCCACAGTTTGATTTTGAGTTTGCAAAAAATGTCAAAGAAGTTGGTGTAGGAAAGCAGATATGGAAAGCTGGTGGCAACATAAGAGGTAATGAAGCCTATCAGTTCTGGGCAAAGGCTAGAAAAGGCGAGATGACAGATGGTGTACTGGATTGGATAAAAGAGAGAGAAGCATGGGGTGCTAGACATTTCCAAGATGGTAAGCAGTTCAAAGGTGGTAGTTTAGAACCTAATCTTTCTAATGTTGCTGGTATTGTTGCACAAATGAAATGGGGTGTAATCGGAACTCTTGGTGAACAAGGTATGAAAGATGTCATTCTGGAACTAACTAAAAAGCTAGAAGGTCGCAAAGAACCAGAAGATAAGTCTTTTGATATGCCAGATGACGAATATCTATTTGTAGAAGAAGAAAAGCGAGTATCAGAAAAAGTTAAAAAAGGTTTGCAGAACAAAGTAGACAAGCACAATGAAAAATATGGCGATAGTAAAACAAAGAGGGCAACTGTTAGAATGCTAGAAGCTGTTTTTAATAGAGGAGTAGGTGCTTACAACACAAACCCATCTTCAGTAAGAGCAAGAGTAAGGTCAAGTGACCAGTGGGCATTTGCCAGAGTTAACTCTTTCTTATTTGCTTTAAGAACTGGTCGATATCAAGGTGGAAAGCATGACAGCGACTTATTTCCTAAAGGTCATCCATTATCTTCTAAGTAATGTTACTTGCTACAAAACAAGTTAGAAGAGGTAAAGTTCTATCAGCGAGAAAGAACTTACAGGAACAGCTTAAAAGAAGAAGGTCATTTGAAAGACGATTAACACCACAAATACAGAAGTGGTTTAGCTTTACTGCCAGAGAAGCAGTAGATTTACTGGAAAGTTCAAGACCAATAGAGCTTACAAAGTCCAGAGCAGAGTTATCCAAGATATTATCATCCCATTATCAAGCAGTAATAAAGTCTTTTGGCGATAACTTTCATTACATTAAAAGAAAACAAGAAGATAAGTTTGATTTATATTATCGACAGTACATGGTCGAGTTTGGTGGTCAGAAGATTACCAATATGACTAGAACACAACAGCAAAGAATAATTGCTGTCATAGATAGGTCAGACTTCACTGGTGTAGCTGATATAGGCAAACAGATAAGAGAAGCTAATAAACCAACTATGACAAAAGCTAGGTCTGTATTGATTGCTAGAACAGAAACCCACAGTGCAAGTAATTACAGCAATCATCAAGTAGCAAAAGAAGTTGGAATACCTATGAAGAAAAGATGGGTAGCTACAAATGATGATAGAACTAGAAGCCATCATTCTTCTATATCTGGTACGGAAGTCGGTATGGATGAGGATTTTGAGATTGTTGTTAATGGAATACCATACAAGATGGCTTATGCTGGTGACCCCAGAGGGGGTGCTGTAAATACTATCAACTGTCGTTGTGTTGTAATGTATGTAGAGCCAGAAGATGTTGTAGTAGATACTACAGAAAGAGTTGTTACACCTACTGAGAAATCACCAAATGTTATAGATATAGCTTTTCTTTTAAGTAGAGCAAGTAAACAAACAAGAAAGAGATATAATGAAGAATTTGATGAACAGCTAACAGAACAACAAAAATTTATAGTGGATAAACTAGATAAGCCAAAAGAAATAAAACAAACTAAAAGAGGATACTATAGAAGTGTATCTCAAGTGATGAGTGCAAAGTTAGGTAAAAGAGATGGTAGAGGTGGTGAAACTGTTAAGTCTGGTGTTATTTCACATGAATATGGTCATCATATAGATTATGAGTTTGGAACATCAAAATTTGAAGCATGGAGTGAAAGAAACAAAGCCTTTACTAAAGCTATAGAAGATGACATTGCAAAACTTCAACTATTTAATAATAAAAAAAGAAAAGAATTTTTAGATGAGATGTTTGAAACTCTTGCAATTAAAAGAGAAATTCCAAAAAAAGGTATGGGTGGTTTTGAATGGACAGATGAGTTTACTACACTTAGAAATGATTATTATGGAAATGTTAGTGATATTGTTGATGCTTTAGTAGGTGGGCAATTTAGAAATGAATATAAAATGTGGGGTCACGAAATTTCATATTGGGTACAAAACGATGGCTCTGTACAAAAAGAAATATTTGCAAATTTATTTTCAATAAAAAACAATCAAAAAGCATACGACATTGCAAAAAAAATAATACCAAATACTGTAAGAGAATTTGAGAAAAAATTAGACGATGTTGAAAGCAAGTTAAGAAAAACTGGTAAGTTAAGAGAGGATTTACCACCACATTTACAAGCATTATTTGATGAAAAACCATTCAAACCATTTAACACATGAGATTTTATGAAATTTTCTAGAGAAGAATTAAAAGAAAGATTTAAAAATACTGTTACCTCTAAAGATTGGTATAATTTGTATGAAGAATATTATGGCACTGCTGTTCCATTTCTTGGTTTAAGGAATCCAAATGATACTATTGATAAAATAATAAATGCTTTGATATCAAATAAAAAACTTAAAGAAGTTAAAATACCTAAAGGCATGGAAGATTTTTGGGAATAAAAAAACCCCCTAAATTAATAGGGGGTTTGGGATTATTGGGAGGAAAAAAGTAATTTTTAAAATATGAAAATTAACTTCTTAAAGTTCATCATATATATTTATTGCCAAACTTCAATAGGTATTAAATTTTTTTTCTTCCAGTTATCTACAACATTCTGAGTTTGATTAATTTGTTTATCAATATATCTATCTGCCCATTCTAGTGTAACAGTTCTTTGAACTTCTTTTTTATATTCATTTTCTTTTAACCAAAGTTTAACATATCTTGTTGGATTACCATGTCTATCATCTTTCACAAAAGAATTTTCGTGGTTAGCAATCTTAGCCTTTTCTAATGCTTTAATCCAAGCCTTACTTATTGAGCATGATAATTCTAAAGGCTCATGTTTACTGCCAAAACAAGCACCATCATGTCCACCATAGATTGTTGTATAACCATGAACTGCAATCCTACCATGCTTTCTACCAACCTTATGTCTGCTTCCACAAACTTGACAAGAACCCCAATGAGTAGCTTGTTGTTCAGTGAATTTGATTTCTCTCTTCACTTTAGGTTTAGCTGTAATGCCCATGCTTTTGTATTTGTGCCAAAGCTCATATAACTTCATAGCTTTTGGTTGGTCAAGTTTACTATACTCAGAAAGATGTTTCTCTGGTTTAAAATTCCAGATATCGACACTCTGACAGTGCATGATTTCTGTACCAACTAATTCTGGTTTCACTGGCACAACTTGACTAAAGTACATGATAGTCTCACCATAAAATTTACCAGTTGGCTTATCTCTCATTTGCAAAGCTCTAAAAGCATCATCAAGATTTCTGGTAGCATTTTTAAGACTAGCCTTGGAATGGAAGCCACCTTCGGCTTCCATCTCTGCTCTTTGCAACCCACGATTATATTGCTCATCATAAAGTGTAGTCATATTACTCTCCCTTCTTTGCAACATATTTTTCTATTGAATTTTCAAAGGCTTCAAAAGGATGAGAACCAGAAGCTGTAAATTCTTGAACATTTTCATTTTCACCGAAAGGGTTAAATTGCTCTGGTAATCTAAAAGTACATCTAACTTCATCACCATCAAATGCTGTAACACAACCGACAACTTCATAATTAAAACCATCAACTGTATGCTTTACATTCCAAATTGGTCTTTCTGTAGCATAACCTAAGAATGAACCATCTGTTTCTCTTTCAAAATGAAAATGTGCTGACTTATCTGAACCTTTAGCATTTACATAATCGCTATAAGGTGCATTAGAATGTAATGAAGTTAATTTGCTTTTATATTCTTTTGGAAAATTTATTGTCATTTTTTTCTCTCTATAATTGTTTGAACTTGTAAACAAGATATCAAATAAACTACATAAAGTAAACTACTTAAAAGGTACTTTTTATAAAATAGGGCATATTTTGTGATATTTTTGTTTAAATTGTCTATATTTATGATATATCTTTTATAAATAAGTGTTGATGGAGTAGTTTTTTGCCCATACCAAAGCCAACAAGTGGCGAATCGGAAAGCGATTTTATGGCTAGATGTGTGAGCAACCAGACAATACAAACAGAATATTCTAGTCGCAATCAGAGGATTGCAGTTTGTTTATCACAATACCGAGGTAAAGAAGGGCAATCTATGGCAAGAGCAAATCTAAAAAGAGAAATCGAAAAAGACGTTTTTACAACAGAAGAAGAAGCACTGGAAAGAGCAAATGAAATTGGCTGTACTGGTACACATACTCATGATGCTGATGGCAAATTGATTTATATGCCTTGTGCTAGTCATGCTGATTACACACGATTAACTGGTGATGAATTAACAACACCAAAATCAGATGAAGTAAGTGAAGAAGGTAAACTTGAGTTTGAAGCAGAGTTAAAGGCTTATGGTGATGATGAAGAAAACAAAGGCGAGTTTACAGGATATGCTTCAGTGTTTGGTAATGTTGATTTAGGTGGAGACATTGTAGAGAGGGGAGCTTTTCAAAAATCATTAAGAAGAAAAGGTTATCGTAAAGTGAAGATGCTTTATCAACACGACACGAAACAGCCTATTGGTGTTTTCGATATGATTAAAGAAGATGAGAATGGATTATTTGTAAAAGGTCGATTAGCCATGCAAACTCAAAAAGGTCGTGAGGTCTTTGAGTTAATGAAGATGGGTGCAATCGATGGTTTGTCTGTTGGATACAGAGTAGATGCTAAAGGTTACTCTTATGATGACAAAAGAAAAAAAAGAAAGTTAAAAGAAGTAGACTTAATGGAGATTAGTGCTGTCACATTTCCTATGAACCCAAAAGCAAATTTGGTAAGTGTGAAATCTGACAAAACTATAAGAGAATGGGAAACTTTTCTTCGAGAGGAAGGGGGGTTAAGCCGTTCTGAAAGTAAGATGGGAGCAAATGCTCTTACAAAGGCTTTAAACCAGCGAGAGGTTGGAGATGAGCAGAAAAATAATCTTGTTGCATCACTTCGCAACTTAACCAAAATCATCAAGAAATAAGGAGAAATATTATGTCTGATGAAGTAAAAGAGGTGGTTGAGGGTATTGGTAAGGCTTTTGAAGAGTTTAAAGCTACTAATGACCAGAGACTATCTGAAATTGAAAAAAAGGGAACAACTGACGTTGTAACCGAGGAAAAACTTCAAAGGATTGAAGCAGACCTAGATAAGTTTGAGGATATCAACCAAAAACTTACTGCTCAAGCTAATGAAGCAAAATCTGTCAACGATAAGTTAGACCGATTAGAGACTATGGTAAAAAGACCAACAGCATCTATCGAAACTACAGAAGTTAAAGCAGAAGAAAAGGCTTTCACTAAGTGGTTAAGAAAAGGTAAAGAAAGTCTTGACGAAATGGAAACTAAAGCATTGTCAGTAAGTGACGATACTTCTGCTGGTTTTTTAGCACCACCAGAATATGTCAGAGAGCTTATTAAGACAGTTACTGAGGTCTCACCATTAAGAACTATAGCAAGAGTTAGGTCAACAACTCTTAAATCTGTTCAAATGCCATCAAGAACTGCAACATTTTCAGCAGTTTTCGTAGCAGAGCAAGGAACTCGTTCCGAAACAACTGGTTACACAACTCAGTTAGAAGAAATCCCAACACATGAGTTATATGCTCTTGTTGATATTTCTGAGCAACAGTTGGAAGACTCAGTGTTTAATGTAGAAGCAGAGATGCAAGAAGAATTTGCAACACAATTTGCAAAAGCTGAAGGTACTGCTTTTATAAGTGGAACAGGAGTAGGTAAGCCAGAAGGAATTTTAACTAATTCTGATATTGCAACTACTAACTCTGGTTCTGGAACAGCTTTAACAGCAGACGGACTATTAACATTAGTTCACTCTTTAAAGAGTGAGTATGGTTCACAAGGCTCATTCATATTTAACAGAACTACTCTTGGAGCAATAAGAAAGCTCAAGGACAGTGCTGGTCAGTATGTTTTCCAAGCTGGAATGATGCTTACTGCTGGTGTTCCAAATACAATTCTTGGATATCCTTATGCAGAAATGCCAGATATGCCAGACGTTGCTGGTTCAGCAAAGCCTGTAGCATTCGGTGACTTCTCAAGAGGTTACATGATTGTTGATAGAGTAGCTTTGTCAGTATTAAGAGACCCATTTACACAAGCAACATCTGGTAATGTCAGATATGTCGCTAGACGTAGAGTTGGTGGTCAAGTAATACTTGCTGAAGCTATTGCAACCCAAACCATTAGTGCTTAAAGGAGATAGACTATGAAAGATATGTCAAATTCAGTTGCTACAGCAGTTTCAATTAAGAATGCTGTAAAGACAAGTGCAGAAAATGGTACTGGTGTTGACCTTCAAGGTTATGAAAGTGCTACAGTATTTGTAGATGTTGGTGCAGAGGGTGATACACTTTCTTCATCTGTGCATTTTGAAATTTCATTAGAGCATTCTGATGATAATTCGACTTTTACTGATGTTGCTCAAGCCGATATAGTCGATGGAACAATTTCTGGTAGTGGTATCTGGTTAAAACTAGATGGTACTGCTGGTGGTAATCCAGATACTGCTGGTGATATTTTTAGAGTAGGTTACAGAGGTGGCAAGAGATACATTCGTGTAGTTCTAGCTAAAACTGGAAGCCATTCTAATGGTACACCTATCGGTGCTTTTGTAATGAAAGGTCATGCTAGACATTCTGCTGATAATGCTTTTACGGCTCATGCTAGTTAAATAAAGTTTAGAGGAGGGATACAAAGAGAACCCCTCGGAGCTAATCCTTCCTCTAATTCAATTTGGGAGATATTATGACAGTAAAAATGATAATGAGTGCTAAAGGAGCAACCGATGCAACTGGTGCAAAAACTAAAACTTATGCTGTTGGAGAAATTATCGATACTTCAACAGAATTTGGGAAAACAATCGCAAAAACTTTCATTGATGCTGGATGGGCTGTTGAAACAAAAGTGGTGGAAGCCACAGAAGTCAAACGAGCCAGAAACACCGATGGAACTCTTAAAGCAGATGACAAAAAAACCCCAGACTACAATGAAGCATGGGAAGGTGGAAAATCACCAGAAAAAAAGGGGAAGACCCAGAAAAAATAAATGACTGCTGGAATTTATCATATTCATATTGAGCAAGGTGCAGATTTAAACCTTACTTTTACTGTTAAAGATAGCACAGGAAGTGCTGTCAACTTTAATGGATTTTCAGCAGTAAGGTCAAAATTTAAAAGAAAATTCACAGATACTACTGCTTTAATAGAAGCAAATAATACAAATTCACGATTAACATTTGGTGGAACAACTGGTACAATTGTTCTATCCATACCAGCTTCTGTAACATCTGGTTTAACAGTATCAGAAGGTGTATATGATATTGAAACAGTAGGTGCTAGTGGTAGTGTAGATAGAGTTTTACAAGGTAGTTTTGAAGTTAGTCCAGAGGTAACAAATTGACAACAGTAACAGTAACAGAACAAAAAACCACAGTTACAGCAACGAATACTGGTGCAACTGTTACATTAGCTGGAGTGCAAGGTCCAGAAGGTCCTTCTGCAATTGCTGGTAAAAGTATAGCTACAGGAACTGTTTCTACTAATGGCTCGATAGTAGCTTACAATAGTTCTACAGATAAATGGGAAACGACAGTTGTTCCAGTTGGATTAACTATAACTGGTGGAACATTTTGAGGAGTGTAGTAGAAAGGAATGAAGAAAATTTATTAGTTGATGGAAATTTTGATAGAAAAATAATCCTTAATCAGTTAATAAAAGATTATAGATTTGATAAGAGGGATGAAGCAAAAGAATATGTTTATGAGGTTGTTTATCTTATCAATGTTGTTCTACCAAGAGTTGGAACAGTTTTAGAGGAAAAGCAAGTGCTAGACCTAAATAAAAGCCAGAAGGTCAATTTTGAAATAAAGACAAGTAAAGCTACAATAGTGAGGTAATATGGCTAATACATTACAGATAAAAAGGTCTAATAGTACAGGAACACCGAGTAGTCTAAATTTTGGTGAGTTAGCTTATTCGCAAAATTCAAGTAAGCTATTTGTTGGACAAGCAGACGGAAGTTCTGTTGAAGTTGTTGGTGGTGCTGGTGCATTTCTTAGGTCAGATACTAATGATACATTCAATGGAAATCTAACAGTTACTGGAACATTAACAGTTCAAGGCTCTACAACGACAATAGAGTCAAATACATTAACAGTTGGCGATAATATTATTGTTCTTAACAATGATGTTACAGGAACAC